TATCGAAAAATCCCCCGTTGCGATTTTTTTCAAAATGGTTTTGGATTCTAACAGGCCGATTATTAAGATCGGTTCAGAGGCTATTCGTGTTTGGCTCCTTTTCCGAGTGGCCTTGGTTGTGGATGCTCTAGACAGGACTGGAGCGTACTCTATAACTAACTTAAAGTCGGTCTATTTGAGTCCAAAAGCATTTGAAAGGGTTCAGCAACATCATTAAAGAAAGGATAAGTACCGTGGCAACTAGTAAAACTACATACAAAGTTGTAGCTCCTGCTGGAGTCTACATTCGACAGACACCTCAACAGTCTGAAGATAATGTCGTTCGTCTTGCCGATAACGGTGAGCGGTTGATCGTCCTCGAAGTCGGACCTGATTGGGTTCAGACTGAAGAAGGTTATGTGATGAATCGTCCATACATTATTGAGCCGGATGTTACTAAACCTAAGAAACAAAAGGAAGAGGCTGAATAGTTATGACAAATGAAGTTGCTAATTATGATACTCCTCAACGGGCCTATAAACCTGCACGTTCGCCTGAACAGCGTGAAATGCAAATGATGGCACTTGCGATGGAGCTATCAGAAAAGCGTCTTCAGGAAGGAACTGCTTCGGCTTCGGAGATCGTCTATTGGTTAAACCAAGCAAGCCCTAAAGCTCGTCTTGAGCGCAAACAACTTGAACTACAAGCAGAACTGCTACAAGCTCGTATCGATTTAATTCGTAGCGACCAACAAGCAGAACTTGACTTCAAGGAAGCGCATAAGGCATTCCAAGGTTATGCTGGTAAACCATCTGATGTTATTGAGGGGACTTTCTATGAGCAATAGATTGTCCTATAAAGAAATGTCTAAACTAGAATCTTATACTGAGCGATTGGAGTATCTCAGACTTCGTGGTGTTCATCATGAAGCGCCAAGAGATATTTCGAATCCGTTCTATAAGTCTCGTGCTTGGCTGAATTGTCGAAATGAAATTATTCGTCGAGATCTCGGCCAGGATTTAGGAATAAGAGGGTTATATGTGAATGGTGTTATAACTGTCCATCATATGAATCCTTTAACTAGAGAAGACATTGAAAACTTGACCGAGAATTGTTTCGATCCTGACGGACTTATCACGGTCTCAGATTACACTCACAAGCGAATCCACTACGATCAGAAGGAGTATCAAGAATGGGTGGAGCGCAAACCGGGTGATACTAAACTATGGTAAGGATGAAGTGAATGAATACGATTTATGATGATGTTCTCAACTTCGTCGGCGTGTTGCATGATTCCGATCCGGAAGCCAATAAAGTTGTTCGAACCCAGATTGGTTTGGCGATCGATAGCGCTCTTGGTATTCTAGTACAGAATGGTATTGGACATACTTGTAGCGTTATTGCTAATCCAGATCTAACATGGAGTGATTTCTTTTATGGTCATATCGATGACCTAGATGAGGGAATAAAACGGCGGTTGGATAATATATCTTTTGCTAAGACTTTTGTTGGTATAAGTACGATCATTTCATATGATCCTCCGCAAGCATCGGTACTTACAGCACTAAAAGAAGCTCGTGATGAAAATCTTACTAGAGCTCGCTGGGAGGTGGAATATGTCAACAAAGACATCCGATGATGAAGTATTGTTGCATTCTGGTCGTAAAGGAATGAAATGGTACCAACATATCTTTGGTGGTCGTCAATCGTCGAGTAATACTAGACGAAGTCGTAAACATACTGATATGGCCAAAAAGACTTTATTTCATCGTAAAGCTAAACGTGCGGTTGATGAACTAGCGCGTGAACAAGAATACATTAATATGTATAAACATCGTGATAAGATGTCTACTAAGGCACTTAAAGCGAAAGTCGCTCGAATTGAAGCTGAACGTAAGTTTAAAGAACTTGTAGAAGCTCCTGGTAAAGCAAGAGCTGAAGCTGCCAAGAAACGACAACAAGCAAGATTACAAACGCTAGGTCGTGTGGCATCGGCAACATTGGATGTATATTCCAAAATGCCAAGTACCTTTGCTACAAGGAAAATCAACAAGAACGACAAAAAGGCTATGGAAAAAGCTATCGCTGACTTTAAGAAGAGTCAAGAATGGGCCAAAGCTTTTAAAGATGTACCTAATACCTTGACGAAGTTTACTCAATCTGTGAATATTCGTGGTGTCGATATCTATATCCCTGAAAGTGTTCAGAAGAGTGAAGAGATCAAACACTATGGTAAGAAGGGTATGAAGTGGAAGAAGCATAATCCGCGTATTTCCGATGCTATTAATAACGCCATTGAAGATATTATGTACGGCGTGGATAATCATGCTATACAATCTCATATTCGAGATTCTTTACGTGATAAGAAGACCGCCGAACAGAACATGGCTGATAATATTAGTAAAATTAAAAGTAATGTTCGAAATGGCAAGACGGCTAATAAGGGTGAACAAAAATATCTGGATGCATATAAACGAAGTACTAAAGATGCAGAACGAGCATCTAAAATATTAGAAATGCGTCGTAAACATGCCAAAGATATGCGCGATTTATATCGTAAAGATAAAAAGAATAGAGGTTAATTACAATGGGTGAAATTATTAACGGTGTTTACATTCCTTCGAATGAAGATTTACTTCAACACTATGGTAAGAAGGGTATGAAGTGGAAGAAGCGTAAAGGTCTTCCTTTAGCTGATACTGTACGTGATGCTATCGATGAAGCTGAATATCGTTCTGCTGTTAAAGATAATAATGAGCAAGCGAATAATATTCAACGTGATATCCATACTTTGCGCGATAAAATGCAAAAAGCGCTTAATAGTGCTAAAAGTGGTGTTCGAAACGGAAAAGCTGTTAATCCAAAAGAACAGCCTGCTGTGGATGCTTATAAACGGTTATTGAAAGAATACAATAATCGTTATGACCGCCTTTCTAATGTGCGAGGAACTCGTAAACAGATGGACGAAAAACGTTCAGCACAAAAGAAATATAAGAAATAGAATCTTATACGAAAAGGAGTAACCAGTGGTATTTAGCAACACTGCGGTTCCTATCGAGTACGGTAGATTTCGAGATGCTGTAATACGCGGTGAGATTCCTGTATGTCGTGAGATCTCGATGCAGATGAACCGAATCGATGCGGATATCGCTAACCCAAACTATTATTACGACAGCGATGCAATACAAGGGTTTATTGATTTCTGTGAGAATGAGATGACACTTGTTGACGGTCGGCCTTTAACCCTATTACCAACTTTCCGACTTTGGGCTGAAGATCTTCTTGCTTGGTTTGAAATCAAAGAAGAGAAAGTTTATGACCCGCAGACCGGAAAATTCAAAATAGTTAAACATAAGCGCAGACTTCGAAACAAACAATATCTAATTGTCGCTCGGGGTAATGCCAAATCCCTGTATGCAACATTACACCATGCATATGGATTAGTCATTGACACAAACTCTACACAACAGGTAACAACTGCTCCAACAATGGCGCAAGCGGAGGAAGTTTTATATCCTTTTGCTACGGCTATAACTAAAGCGGCGAGCTCAACCGAAGGGTTCCCTTTGTTTAGGGTTCTTACAAAAGGATCTAATAAAGCGCGTACCCAGAAGTCGCAAGCTCAGTTAGCTGTTACGAAAGATGGCATTGTTAATAGATTAACAAACTCTATCTTACAAGTTAAACCAATGACTCGTAATAAGCTTCAAGGGTCTCGTGCCAAGTATGCAACAGTCGATGAATGGTTGTCAGGGGATATCAAAGAAGATATCATCGGTGCGTTAGAACAATCCGCATCAAAAGATGGTATTGACGATTACCTTATCCTAGCTGTATCTTCTGAAGGTACGGTCCGGGACTCAGTAGGAGATGCTATCAAGAAAGAGCTTCTTGATATTCTTCGTGGACAATACTACGATCCTCATACTTCTATTTGGTATTATCGCTTAGACGATATTGCTGAGGTAGGTAATCCTGACATGTGGATGAAAGCATGCCCCAACATTGGTATTACTGTTTCATATGAAGCATACCAACGTGACGTTAGACGTGCCGAACACTCACCAGCAAACCGGAACGATATCCTTGCGAAAAGGTTTGGTATACCGGTAGAAGGTACCACATACTTCTTTACTTTCGAAGAGACTGAACTTCATCGAAGGCAGAACTTTAAACGTATGGAAGTGTCTATGGGAATGGATGCCTCGCAGGGTGATGACTTCTGGGCATTTACTTGGATTATTCCTCTTGGTAGAGGAAGGTATGGTGTCCAGACGAGGTCATATGTTTCTGAAGTTAAATATTTGCGACTGAATTCGGCCGCACAACAAAAGTATGATCAACTTCAAGCTGAGGGTACTCTTATTATACTACCTGGCAACTATCTTGATTGGGAACAGGTATATGATGACGTTGAACGATACATTGAAGAGATGGAATGGAGCGTTATCTCATTTGGATATGACCCATATAATGCTGCTGAGTTTGTTGATAGATGGACTATGGAGAATGGAGACGTTGGTGTTGAAGTAGTTCGACAAGGTGTTCGTACTGAGTCTGTTCCATTAGGGGAAATTAAGAACATGGCGACATCTCGTGATCTAATTTTCTTTGAAGAGCTTATGAAATACGCAATGGGTAATGCTGTTGTAATTCAAGACAATAACGGTAACTACAAACTTTCAAAAATGCGTAGCAATGAAAAGATTGATAACGTTGCCGCGCTGATGGATGCTTGGGTTGCTTATAAACGTAATAAGGAGGCATTCTTGTAGGATGGTAAATAACCCCTTAGGATCGTGGAACGCATTTATGTCTACTCGAAATGGTTTAGACTATGATGAGTCATTAGTTTCCGGCTCTGGTTGGGGACGATCGACAGGTGCGCTTCGTGGTTACAATTTCAAACGTCAGGACTTGGTCAATAGTATTATCTCTATGATCGCTCTTGATGTCGCTATGGTTGATTTCAAACATTTGAAAATCAATGAAGAAGACGGTAATCAGACACCGGTGGACTCGGGTTTGATCGATTGTCTAACTTTATCCGCTAACATTGACCAAACCGGTAGAGCATTTATTTATGATTTAGCCTGGTCTTTGCTAGAAGAGGGTACAGTGGCTATTGTCCCCGTCGATACAACAACAAAACCTAATGATGAAGGCTCTTATGATATTCTATCTATGCGAGTAGGTAAGATTATTCAATGGTATCCTAGAGCGGTACGCGTTAGAGTCTATAATGATCAAAATGGTTTAGAACAAGACTTGACTTTATCTAAGCAGTCTGTTGTAATTCTAGAGTCTCCTTTGATTGGGTTGCTTAAAGATCAGAACGCTACTCTTCGGTTGATTGAGCAGAAGATGGATCTTATGTATTCTCAAGATAAGGCTATTGTAGCTGGTCGTTTGAATGGTTTCATTCAAGTACCTTATGCTACTAAGAGCGAGCATAGACAGGCCCTTGCTCAGGAACGGAAGAAAAAGTTAGAAGATGAACTTGCTAATAGTCAGTTCGGTATTGCTACTTTGGATGCTAATGAGAAATTCATTCACACCGGTGGTAATATCATGAACAACCTTGTTGATGACTTGCGTAAGTTACAACAAGATTACTATAATCAGGTTGGTATCTCTTCTAAGATTCTTGATGGTACTGCAGGGCAAGCAGAACTTAATCTATACTACCATAGAGCAGTAGATCCTGTCTTACAGACTATTGTGGACGGTATTAATAGAACATTTCTGACAAAAACTGCTCGTACTCAGGGTCAAGTAATTCAATATTACCGTGACCCATTCCGTATGTTACCAGTTGAACAACTTGGTACTGCGGCAGATCTATTCGCACGAAATGCAATATTTACCTCGAATGAAATTCGTGCTATGTTAGGTCGAGCGCCTCACCCTAGCCGTATTGCAGATATGCTCTTTAATAAGAACATTTCTACAGGTATGGATTTAATGGGAATGGGCGGTTATGATGGTACAACCCAAGGATATCCAGGCATCTATAGCGATGGCCAAGGTGGGTATGTCGATGCGGACGGAAATCCGGTAGATGAATTTGGACGGCCTTTGGATGTATAAAAATTTTTATGGAGGAAAAGTAGTTGCGCAATAAGGCAGATTTTGCCGGATGGGTTACTAAAAACGACATTCAATGTACCGATGGCGTGACGATTCGTCATGACGCTTTCCTACAAAATGATGGCGCCCAAGTACCTATCGTATGGCAACACGATTACTCCAGTCCCTCAAATGTGTTGGGGTATATGATACTTCAGCATCGTGACCAGGGTGTTTATGGGTATGGATATCTTAATGATACCGAACATGCTCAAGACATGAGAGTCTTGCTAAAACATGGTGATGTAAATGCTATGTCTATTGGGGCTCGCGGTATCCGTAAGAACGGTAACGACGTGGTTCATGGAGAAATCTATGAAGTTAGTTTAGTTCTTAAAGGAGCCAACCCTGGAGCGCTGATCGAACATGTAATGATCCATAGCGCGTACGGGACTGAAGAGTATGAAAGCGATCGTGCTACCATTCATACTGGTATCACGCAGGAACTTATTCATTCCGATACGGATGATGAGTTAGAAGGTGAAAAGGAGGGACACATGTCTCGTACATATGAAGAACTGCTAAAAGACTTGTCGGATGAAGAACTTCAAATCTTATTCGCTGGCGTATTAGCAGATGTTGATGCCGCTTTAGCTGAAGACGAAGATGAGGCTGAAGGCGAAGATGAAAAAACTCAAAATGAGTTAGAAGTTAACGGTTTGGATGAAAACGTAGAAACCGTTGAAGGCTCTGATGGTGATGATACATCGGAAGATACAGATGGCGATGGCGAATCATCCGAATCTGGCGATACTGTCGCACATTCTATTTTCGAAGGAGAAGAAGTTTTGAAACATAATCAATTCCAAGGAACTACCCCTGCTGTAACAGAAGCAGAATTGGATACCCTACTACAAAGCGCAATTCAAGGTAACGCTACTTCATTTGCTGGCGTGTTGCGTGCTAACGACATCTTAGGTGAAGACTCGCTTCAACACGGTTTGGTTGGTATGGAAACATTGTTCCCTCAACCTGCTACAAACGGCGGCATTAACGTATACAACCCAGGTTCACTTAACATTGACAAGATCATGGGGCAATTTGGTAAATCACCACTTCCTCGTGTTAAAAACATGTTTGCGAACCTTACTGAAGATGAAGCTCGTGCTCGTGGATATATCAAAGGTAACCAAACTCTCGATTCTATCGAAGAAGTTTACTTCCGTGAAACTACTCCAGGATCTGTTCAACGCCGTGAAACAATCGATCATGATGACTTGATCGACTTGCAAGATGGCGGATTTGCAGCGGTTAACTTTATCCAACAAGTTCAAATGGCTAAGTTCAAAGAAGAAATTGTTAAAGCAGCTTTCTTGTCTGACGGACGTCCATTGACACTTTCTGACGGTAAACGTAACCCTGAAAAGATCAGCGAAAAACACATTCGTCCTATCATCAAAGATGATCCATTGTTTGTTATCAAAGTTGAAGCTACTTCATTTGAAACTGCTGTTGACGATGTTATCGGTAAAGCATTCCCTGCATACCAAGGTTCTGGTAAACCATGTCTTTACATCAACCCATTTGACTTGGCTAAATTGAAGACTCTTAAAGACACGAGCGGTCGTTACTTGTATGCTCCATCTATGGACAATAACCAAGTTCCTGGTAACGCAAACATCGCTGCTTACTTCATGTGCGATGAAGTGGTTGAATACCGTGCAATGCCTCAAGGCACATTTATTATTGGTAACCTTGTAGACTATCAATTTGGTATGTCTAAGAATGGCGACATCGCTACATTTGATAGTTTCGATATTGACTTCATGCAACATAAATACTTGATGCACGCTCGTATGTCTGGTGCTATTCGTACACCTAAATCATTCATCGTTGTTACCGTAACTAATAAAGCAGCCGTTGAAGAAACTGCTACTAACTTCGATTCTACTGGTCTTAAGACTAAACCAACTTGGACTGTTCAAACAGACCCAACTGAATTCAAAGGTGTAGGTGCTAAAGCTGTAGATTATGATGCGGCGGTTAATGGTGTTGTTATGACCGAGGAAGAAAAGAAACTCGGTGATGTAGAAACTTCTCCAAAACCAAAGAAACCTAAAAAAGCCGAATAATCTTTGAAGGTTAGGAAGGTAACGATATGACAAAAGCTGGAATTAGACTTATCTTCCGTTCTAAAGAAACAGAAGAAGTTGAAATTGGGGAGCATCGGTATCGATATACCGTTTCCCCTTTATTAATTGCTCGTATATCTGCAAAAACTTTTAGTATAGAAGATGATAATTCTGTTAATCAGAATGTAAAGTCGAAACTTAAATTTGATGTTCTGTTGCCGAACGATGCTTCTGATCGAGTAAATAGGATCAGTCATATTTTATATATGGGGACTTTTTATAAAGTTGGTGCAATTCGTCCTTATCCACCTCGCGTCGCTTTAACGGTTGAAGATATTGAGATATCAGAACTTAAATCGGAGTTAGAGCAAAGGGTTGGAGAGGCTACCCGAAAATCTCAAAATGATTTAAAAATTGAGAGTTTTGACCAACTAGGAGTTCTTATGGATGATGTCCCTGATAAAGATTCACTTCATAAGGGGGCATTGGTTCTAATTGATAATATGATTCAAGTATGGGATGGTAATCGTTTTATTACACTTTCAGAGTATATTAGTTCTACTATAAAACTACCACCGGATTCTGAAGTAGATGGAGGGTAAAATATGAAAGCTAAGAACGACTTTCTTGAGTTGCTTAAGAAAGAGATATGCCCTAATATATATTTTACTCCACCTGAAGATCAGTTGTTAAAATATCCGGCATGTGTCGTTGTTAGAGAAGATTTTAATCTTCGAAAAGCTAATAATAGACCATATATGACTAATATGGGGTATAAAATAACATATATGTCTAAAGATAGTTCGGATAACATATTTATCAAAATTACATCTTTATTTAGATTTGCTTCTTTTCGTGCAGAATATAAAGTTGATGGTTTATATCATAAAGTATTTGTGGTTTATGAGTAGAAAGGAATATTGATTTGGCTACAGTAGAAGAGGTTATTAATTACGCTCGCTCTTTAGCAGATCAAGGCGTTGGTACTGACGCAGATGGCGCATATGGTACACAATGCGTTGACTTACCAAATAGTATTTCCCAAATTTATTTTGGTAAGATTCTATGGGGCAATGCTATTGATCTATTGGATTCCGCGGCTAGCTTGGGCTATGAAGTAGTGTATGATGCCGTTGGTGTAAACCCTAGAGCTGGTGCAATCTTTGTTATGGACACAACTTATCTGTGTGGGCATCCTTATGGTCATACAGGTCTTGTTATTGAAGACTCAGATGGGTATACGATTAAAACTATTGAGCAGAACATTGACGGAAATGCTGATTCATTATACGTTGGTGGTCCTGCGCGGTATAATGAACGTAACTTCGATGGTATTGTTGGATGGTTCTATCCTCCTTATACCGGTCTTCCTCAAGGAGATCCAGTCATCGCACCTCAACCAGAGACTCCTGAAGATGAGGTTGTTGTAAACGAAGAAACTGCAAAATTCACAGTAATGGTCGCTGGACTTAATGTCCGTACAGCACCACATCTTACTGCCGAAATTGTGGAAGTTTACACGCCAGGGCAAACGTTCATTTATGATCAATGGATGGATGCTGATGGATATCGTTGGTTGTCTTACATCGGTGCAACTAGTGGTAAGCGACGTTATGTTGCTTGTGGTAATGTTGAGAACGGCGAACGCATTAATGCATTTGGTGAATTCTCAGAAGCTTAATATTGGAGGAAATTTTAAATGACAAAATTGGTTTGGGATCAGGATACTAAACGTTTATACGAATACGGTGTTGACAACGGTGTTCTATTCCTTAAGAAAAGTGATGGTAGCTACGAAAAAGGTGTTGCTTGGGACGGCTTGACTAAAGTCTCTGAATCACCAGAAGGAGCAGAATCAACTGCTAAATACGCTAACAACAAAAAGTATCTTAACTTGCGCTCTGATGAACGCTTTAAAGGACAAATTTCAGCGTTTACTTACCCTCAAGAATGGAACAAATGTCAAGGTAAACGCAGCCCTATGACAAATGCTGCTGGTGGTAAGAAAGAACTTGCTGGTGTAACCGTTTCTGGTCAAGCTCGTTCTGACTTCGGTCTTTCATACCGTACTGGTATCGGTAACGATACTGAAGGTTTGGATCATGGTTATATTCTTCACCTTGTTTACTCAGCATCTGCTGGTGTATCAAGTAAAGAATACCAAACAGTAAACGAAAGCCCAGATGCTCTCGAGTTCTCTTGGGACTTCGACACCGTTCCAACTCCAGTTCCTGGTATGAAACCGACTGCGCACGTTGAAATCAACAGCACTTTGGTTGACAAAGACAAACTTGCTGAGCTTGAGAAGAAGATTTATGGATCTGCTGATGCAGAACCAACTCTTCCATCACCAGAAGAAGTGTTCACCACTCTTGGTCTTGTCGCTGGGTAATTAGAATTTAAAGACGCGGGAAAGGGGTTGGACAGCTAAGGTCGTGCTGGCGTCTAAAAATTCAAAATGAAATATAAATCTACATTAAAGGAGTATAGAGATGATTTCTAAAACAGTAACTTACAACAACTTAATCACCGGAGAACCGGTAACTGAGGAACTTTGGTTCCACTTACGTAAAGACGAAATTATTCGTATCATGGGTCGTGCTAAAAAGGATTGGGATGACTATATTAAAGAAATGATGAGTCGTGAAGACGTCGATGAGATCTTTGACTTTGTCGAATCTATTCTTAAGATGGCTTATGGTCAACGTTCTGAAGATGGTCGTACATTCCGTAAAGATAAACAACTTCAAGAAGACTTTGCTAACTCAGAAGCATACGCGGAATTATTCATTGATATGATTACGGATGCTGTATCTGCAGACGGTAAAGAAACCGCTAAGTTCTTTAGTGCATTGGTCGGTGATCCAAATAAAGGAACTGTTCCGGAATCAGTTTCTAAACTCAAAAAATGATATGATTGAGGGGTAAATTTACACCCCTCTTTTATTTTTATCTGATAGTGAGGTTATATATGTTAGTTATCGATACCCCTGATAGGGAATATTATAATGAAGAAACATATCAGTTCATCACTATACCGGGACAACATTTACATTTCGAACATAGTCTTAAATCTATTGCAGATTGGGAAACGTTATATCGCAAGCCTTTTTTAACTCGAGAGGAAAAGACCACTGCAGAACTGTTTGATTACTTTTTACTTATGTGTAAAGAGGACATTTCCTATTCAGATTTAACAATCGATGTTATAGAACAGCTTTCGTTATATCTTGAGGATAAACCAACTGCGACAGTTATAACTCCTGTAGAAAAACCTACCAATAATGGTATGGTTATGACTTCTGAAGTAATATACGCCTATATGGCAAATGCTCGAGTCCCATTTGATTGTGAGACTTGGAACATTCATAGATTACTTACTTTGCTTGGTGTCATTGGCGAATTCAATGCACCTAAGAAGAAGAAGTCTACTACACAAATACTGGATGACTATGACCGTATCAATAATGAACGTCTAGCGAAAATTCGTAAGATGCGAGAGGAACGTGAAAGAAATGAGAATAAAGGTACAGACAATAAAGAAAAAAACGGGCCTATCAAAAATGGGTAAACGTGCCGAGAATATGGATTCCGTTCGTCATGCTTTACAATCTCGTGGACGGAGTGGTTTAAGCCGGCTGATTTCTGCTACTCCAAAGCGTTCAGGTTCAACGGCATCTTCTTGGGGTATGGAGGTTGAAAAATCTCAAAATGGTTTAAGTTTATACTATTCTAACTCTAAGAAGATAAAAGACGGAACCCCTCTTGTTGTACTTATTGTAAATGGCCACGGTACAGGAACTGGTGGGTATGTACCTGCTAATAATTTTGTTACTCCTATTGTAGATTCTATTGCAGATGAGATACTGAGGGAGGTGGAAAAAGTAATTGAGTAGACAAATAATTGAAGAACGCCTTATTAAACTCGGTATTGATAATGAGCAGTTCAAAACTGGTCTTAAGGAGTCTTTGAGCTCTCTTGAAGATCTAGATAAAACACTAGCGAAGGTTGATGGTAAGTCAAGTTTTGCTAATACCGAGAAAGCAACCAAATCTTTAGGCCGCTCTCTTACTGAATTAATAGGTTCTGCCCCTAAACTTGGTGATGTATATGCAGGCGCTTTTAATAAGATTACCTCCGCTGTTGGTGGTGCAACAGGAAACCTTGGTAAACTTGCATCTGGTATTTTAAACTTCGTTTCACCAATAACATTAGGTGGGAAGCAAGCTTCTGAAGCGATTCAGTCAATCGATACATCTGTTCAACAGGCTAGTGGTAAGTTTGGGATGTTACAATCTATAGCGTCTATTGCTTTAGGTAATATTGCAGCTAACGCTACTATGGCTGGTTTGGCGATGGCTAAGAATTTTGCTGGGAAAATCTTAAACACTATCGCCCCTCTTAAAGCCGGGTTTAGTCAGTTTGAAGACAAGATCAACTCAGTAAATATGTTGGTTGCCGCTTTGGGTCAATCAGAAATGGGGCATATTACTACCTCATTGGATGATTTACAAAAGTACGCGGAAACAACTAAATACTCAGTTAAGCAAATGCATAACTCCCTTGCTCAATTCGTAAATGCAGGGGTGGAACTTGATGATGCTACTACAGCTTTGAAGGGTTGGGGTAACTTGGCGGCTTCCGCTGGTGCAAGTACAGATGGATTTAACCGCTCACTTCAATTCGGGGTACAACAAGCATTGCAAATGGGTATGATGAATACTCAAAACTGGATGTCAGTTGAAAATGCTGGTATGGCAACTAAACGATTTAAGGATATCCTGGTTGACACGGCTAAAGCGCTTGGTCAGGATATTGATATGTCCGAAGGTTTCCGTGGTTCCCTTAAAGACGGCTGGTTGACGAACGAAGTGTTAATTAAGTCACTTGAACGTTTGGCTAATGACGAAACATTAGTTAAAATGGCTTCTGAATTCCATACATTCGGTGAAGCATCGGAAGCTGTAGCAGACCAAGTAACGTCTGGCTGGGCTCGTGTATGGGAAACTTTAATGGGACAAGCGGGTAGTGATGAACTTACTGCATTTTGGACCAAATGGGGTAATGCTGCAGCAGATGCCCTGAGCTCAGCAGCAACTAAAGCTAATGAGTTTGCTAAGACTTTTGTGTCATTAGGTGGCCGACAAAAAATATTAGATCTAATGGATTCTGGTTTTGGATCTATTGGCGGAATATTTAAACACATAGGGTATGCGTTTCAACATGTGTTTGGCGCAAATATGAATGTTGTAATAGGTCAGAAACTTGTAAATTTGATTGGCGCATTTTCTGAGAAACTTAAGTTGGGAAGCGCTGAATTACATGCTTTTGAAAATATTTTTATTGCAGTATTTCAAGCAATCAAATGGATTAGTGCAGAAGTTGGCGCTAAGATGAAGCTCGTAGCTACGCTTATACCAAATCATATGATTAAAGATTTTATTCTTATAGTTGGTATGATGGCTAAAGCATTATATAAAACCATTTATGCTTTTGAAATATTTATTGGAAGAATAATAAACTTTAAGAAGATTGGCGAGGTATTCGGATCCATAGGGAATGCCATTAATAAATTCTGGGACTCAGTCCATAACGGCTTAGCAAACTTCTCTGAGAAATGGTCTGCAGCATTTGACAAACTACCTGGCGGTGTTGTAAAAATCATGGATTGGCTTAAGAAGTTATGGGAAGTGATCAAGATCCTTACTCCGGCTATTGGTCGTTTTAAGCAAGAGATGC